GCGTTTGAAACGCGGAAGGGCTCGCATCGCTATGGACTAACCCCACCGGTCTGGTGGGGTTTATTTATACCCACCCCCTACATTTCACACAATCAAGGAGGCAATCATGCCGAATAATATCACCGATACCCAAGACGAAAAACAGGAAGAAACCACGAACCCTACTGTGCAGAACCCGGAAGAATCCTCCCCATCGCAGTCCCCAGCCCCGGAGATGACCCTGGAAGAAGCCCTAGCGGAGCTGGAAAAAACCCGGCAAGAACGCGATGCAGTTCAAGCCGCCGCCCAGAAATGGCAGCAGCATGAGGACTCGCAGAAATCAGAACTCCAGCTAGCCCAAGAGAAACTAGCCGCCGCCCAGCAGGAACTCGCCCAAGCCCAAACCACGAACCTGCTGCTAGAGGTCGCAGCAGCCCACGGCATCAAACCTGAGGATGTGCCGCTGCTGGGCACTGGCACGAAAGAAGACCTAGAGGCCCGCGCGGCCAGGATTAAAGAACTCTACGGTGCAGGAAATACCGCCCCGCCGTCGAATAGTCCCCGCCAAAACGTCCAGTCTGGGTCCGGGGTCGGCAACGAACCCCAGCCAGACCCGGTAACCTACCCCAGCTCATGGGTGCCTAAAGCACTCCGCAAGAACCACAATCAGTAAGGAATCCGCCATGGATATCACTAAAGTTCATTATGATCCAGCAGCCGCCATTACGGTGAAAGCGAAGAAGAAAATCCCCGCCGGCACGTTTGTTGTTCCCGCCGACGACATTGTTGGCCGAACCCCGGTTGTTGATATTGCCGCTGCTGACGCTTACCCGTTTGGTGTAGTAGCTCATGATGTAGACAAGGACGGCTATGTCACTGTTTACCGCGCCGGGCATGTTCTCGATGCCCTAGCCGCTGGCACGTTTGTTGCCGGCGACAAGCTCAGCACCGCAGCCGACGGCAAGGTAGTCAAGGCCGCTGCTGGCCCTGTAGTCGCTATTGCGCTCACTAAGGGCACATCAGGTAAATCTGCCACTATTGCCCTACTCTAAGACAAGGATTTCTCATGCAAAACACTGGCCTTTTCCCCGGCGTCGCCCCGACAGTGGCCGACGGGGTTATCACCCTGGACATGATGCTCCAGGAGCCCACACGTATTGCCCGCTACATTGCTGACATTACTGCCCTTGGTATGTTCACTGACCGGATTTTCTCCACTGGTGAGGCTAAGGGCGGCGCTATCCTCTACGAGGTAGCGTTGAAGAACGCTCTGCTTGCCGACGACCATAATGGTGTCATCGCCCCTGGCGGTAACTACCCCACGGTGGACGTCACTACCGATGACCCCAAGGTCATCAAGACCGTTAAGGTTGGCGGTAAGTTCTCCGTGACTGATGAGGCTGCAAAGCGCAATGACCTGACTATGATGCAGCGGCGTGCCCAACGGGTCGCCAATACCATGGTTTATGATCTGGATGGCATGGGCATGCAGGCTGTCCGCGAAGCACTTACCGCCTATGATGCGGATATCATCAAGGTGGAATCCGGCGGCTGGGCAACCATTAACAAAACCAAGAAGCTAGACCAAACCGCAGCCAAGTCCATTCGGGCTGACATTAATAAGGCCTTCACCGAGGGGCGGAAATCCCAAATGGGCTACGTGTACAATCTGCTAGCTCTCCACCCCGATGACCACTTGGAATTCTCCAACGCCTTCGATGATGATGAGGCGGAAACCAAGTTCCTGCAAAACAAGGGCCTAGAGGTTATTTCCAGCCCGCTAGCCACCAAGGGTGAAGGCTGGCTCATCGCCGAGCAGCAAGTAGGTACGATGGGCGTGGAAGAAGGCATCACCACCACAACCTACCGTGATGAGGACCGGGACCTGACCTGGACGAAAACCCGCGCCATGCTCGCCTACGCGGTAACGGACCCGCTTGCGGTCATTAAGATCACCGGCCTGGGTAGCTAACATGCCGGCCTACGCATCCCCGGATGACCTGCGCGCCCGCGCCAGGCGACTTATCCCCGACAGCATGGAAGATAGCGACCTTCAGGTGCTGCTGGAGGATGCTAGCGTTTTCCTGCGTGCCACATACCCAACCATCCCCGAATCGCCAGATGCGCTTTTAACGTCGGTGCTGCGGGTCGTCACTGTTGCGATTGTGAAGCGCGCTCTGTTGGCGGAGAAAAACGCCGAGTTCTCGGATGGTGCACAGTCCGTCACTGATACTGCCGGCCCGTTCACCTCTACGCTATCGTTCCGTAACAGTGAGGGGAATTTCTTCATTTCCGCCCAGGAGCGCACGATGCTGGAGAACGCCCTATCTAAGCAGCGATTCCGGTGCATCACTGCCGAAGGATGGTGAGGCCATGGCCACAATCCAAGTACTCCGCCGAACCCGGGACAAGTTCGGTGATCTGACTGCCCCAGTGCCGGTTCTCACGATCACTGGGGCGAGAATCGCCTGGGCTCAGGCCACGGTCGATACAGACCGCAAAACGGTGGTGTCTACCCGGCCAACGGTGTATATCAAACGCCAGGCCCCGGATATCCGCACCGGGGATATTATCGAGGGTTTCGGAAGAAAACTAAAAGTCATTGAGTCGCAGTTGTGGGAGCATCCCCGCAGGGAAGGCGTCATCGTGGGGACCGCGGTGATCTGTGAGGAGGTGCGATAATCATGAAGTTTTCGCCCCGAATCATGAAAGGATACCTGGAAGGCCCTGAGGTGGAGGAGCTCTTGTACCGTGCCGGCTATCTAGCGCAGGCCATCTACGCTACGGTGGCGCCCCGGGACACCGGCAGGCTATCATCCTCCGGCACGGTCGACGTAGAAGTAGCCCGCCCCTACACGAGTAAAGCCCGCAAGCGCCTGGTGGCCACGGTCTCGATAGACGCCCCTTATGGTGTGCCGGTGGAATTCGGGCACCGGGTCAAATCCCGCCACGGGCGCAAAGCAGCTGCGCCCCGGGCGATGCTACACAAAACAATTAAGGCGGTGCGACTATGACCATTACCATTCCTGATGACCTGGCGCCGTGGCCGGATGCGGAACAAATCATTGTGGCCGCTCTCGACCAGATAGCCCAGCAGATGACGCCCCAGCCATGGGTCGGCACGTGGATCCCCGACGACTACGAAACCCAGATCCAGCAAGCCCCACTGATTGTGGTGCAGCGCACCACCGGTGCTGCTGACATCAACAACCAGGTGGATGTCCCACTCGTAGAGATTGGGGTATTGGCGGAAACCCGCGCTGACGCCCAGAAAATCAACAGCTACCTGAGGGCGTGGATGCTAGACGTTTTCCCCACTTATCCGCAAGTACCAGTCCGTATCGTGAGTATCACCGAGCGGGTGGGATCAGTAATGCCCCCCTGGATCAACCCCGACCACAGGTATGTGAATGCTCTTTATGAGATCACGATCCGCCGGCCCCGAAGCCACAAATAACAACCCTTGCCCCCGGTTTTCCTGGGGGCTTTCTTAATGCCCGCAACGTGCGGGGAGAGGAGATAGCCGTGACCACCACGGACTTCTACAAATTAAAAGATAAAACAGATGACCTGCTTTTTGCCGCCCTGGACTATGCGCTGCTGATGTGCCCCTACGGGACTAAAATCCCAGATCGCATCACCGATAACACAGGCAAGCTGCTAGAGCTACCGGAAGGCTGGTTTCCCATCGGTGAGGGTGAGAAAAAAGCCGGCGTTGAGCTGGCCCCCGATTCGAAGGTGGAAGGGCCTGAGGGCTATGGTAGCCGCGGCCGACGCCGCACATTCGTGACCGATGAAACGTTTACGATTGATTTCACCGCCCAAGAATCCCGCTGGCGAACCTTGCAGATGTTCTACGATCTTCTGGAGGGGCAGTACGATGAGGGCACCGGATTTTTCGCTAAGAAGCGCCGGGCTGCCCGGGTGCGGGAATACTCCGCTCTGGTGCTCGCTAAGGACGGCGACCCAGGCGCTGAGATCTACCCGCATTTCGTTTTCCCTAAGATCACGGTCGAAAAGCGTGGCAAACAGAGTTTTTCCGAAACGGATGCGCTGACGTTCCCGTTGACCTTGGCTGCGCAGGAAGATGAAAAGTACGGCTCCATGTACGGGTTCGGCCTGGCTGGCCCCGGCTTCACCCCGGAGTTGGCGAAGCTCATGGGTATCACTGGCGCCCACAAGCTCTCGGATAGCAAGTTCAAGTTCTCCGTCAAGGGTGCCACGGGCGGCACTTACACCATCACCATTGGTGGGAAAACCACCGCTGCTATCCCCTATAACGCGGATGCTGCGGCTGTGCAGGCGGCTCTCCGCGCTTTGGGCGAAAACGAGGCTGAGGCTACCGGCACGGTGGATGCTGGTTTTGTGATCGCTAAGGTATCCGCAGCACCGACGGTTGCCGCCACTGACCTCACCGGTGGTGGTTTCCCGAAGACGGTGGAGGTCACTAAGGACCCCTCCTAGCCCTCGCCGGTAACAACACCTTACCTGGGCGAGGGCTCCTACCAACCGCCGCCCCATAAAACTGCAAGGAGGAATCATGGCGTATGCCCGTAACACCTGGAATAACGACGACCCTAATACCCCTTTGTCGGCGGAGCGGCTCAACCGTATCGAGCAGGGCATCGAATCAGCCCACGTCACCGCTGACGCTGCGACTGTTGCTAGTGAAGGCCTGAAAACCCGGGTTGCTAGCCTGGAAAAGCTGAAAGACCAGCCCGCGCAGGTCGACCCGCAGGCGATCAAAACCGCGGTAGCCGAAGCCCTCAAGACTCAACCCCCAGTTGATCTTGGGCCGATCACTAAGCGGCTCACCGCACTAGAAACAAAACCCGTCAGCACTGTGCGTGAACAAGTACAGCAGTCTGCCCTGCGGGGCAGGCTTGCCGACCGGGCAGGAGTGAAAACCCGCGCCATTGGTGTTGGGTGGGAAGACACCTCGAACGCGGCTGACCGCGACTGGGCGACTATCGCCCAGAAGGCCATAGCGAAGGGCTACAACACGATTGACCTGGCTGTGGGCCGCCCCGAATGGACGCTCTTCCCATGGCCGGCCCACCCAGAGCGGGTGTCTATCGACGCTGGGAAAAACCCCATCCGGGACACCATCACCACCCTCCGGGCTGCCGGGATCGAGAACATTTTCCTCACCCTGGACATGATGATCTCCACCACACTGGGGAAACAGCCCGAGTGGAAGGCTGTTTCCCGGGATGGCACTATCCGGGACATGCCATCACCCGCGGCACTCACCAACCCAGGTGATATCCGGGACATGCTCGGCGGTGCTGTTGCCCAGGTTGCCGCCGAGTACGGGGACCTGATTGACGGCATCATCATCACCGAACTGTTCTGGGATTCCGGGTCGTTCTCCGCCCACGACCTCACCCTATACAAGAGTGATACTGGTGCCACCGACTGGCCGCGCCGGGGCGATGGCACCCCGCATGAGAGCAAGGAATACCAGGAGTGGTTGACCACAAAGATGGCTGATTTCATCGGCTACTGCCGCGGCCTGACCGGGGGAATCCCTCTCATCATGGATGTGCGCGCGAACTGGGCCACCCCGGTAGCCGGGGACGTGGGCAGTGGCCATGACTATTCCAAGCTACTGCGGGTTGCTGACGAGCTCCAAGTGTGGGCCTACTACACGACCGGTGATGAGGCGAAAGCCACAGCATTGTCTGCTGCGTTGGATAGGCAGTGGCCAGGGCGGATCCGCACCGCACTAGGGCTATGGTCGGCAAGCCCTACGTCCGTAGGCCAGGTACTCACCTCCCTCACTGGTGCCCACCGGGTGCAGGTCACCCCCTACTCAAAGATGGGCTCCCTACTCTAAAGCCCGGATAATCCCCATCAATCACCGCGGTAAGCACTATCGCCTACCGCGGTTTTTTCAACGCCCCCATGAATGGAGACAAATAAATCATGCCAAGAAAAACCACAACTAGTGCCACGAAAAAGCCCCAAGCCGCCCAGGTCACGGATCCGGCAGGGGACCGGTTTGAAAAATTCCGCGCCCGCGGCATGGCCATGCAAAACCGCGCCGGGCATCGCCGCCGCACGTTTGTGACCGATGACCCGTTTGTGCTTGGTGAGGAGTATGGTTTCACACCGCCGATTGAGATCCAAAAGCCGGTCTACACCGATCGGCTTGCTATTGAGGAGATGTCCCGCGCCGGCAACGCCACCGGTGTGCTGCGACTCCTGTTCAAGGATGACTACCGCCGTTTCCTGGCTGCCCTGAACAGTGTTGGTGATGACGCTGAGGAAGTGGCCATTGGCGTGTTCATCGACATCCAAGCCCATTTCTACGGTGAGGGGATCGTTGACGAGCTGGTCACTTTCCCTATGTAACCGGCCTCATCAACAAGTACGGGCCGGAAATCCGGTGGGATCTCCATCACTATTTAAATATCGACCTTGATGATTTTCTGTGTGGCGTACGGCATTGGGCGACGTTTATTGAGCTCCTAGAACAGTTGCCACCAGGGTCGCACTATCTGGCGGCTCTCGCTGACGATGATGATTTGGCGGAGCAGGTGCTGCGGGATCGGAAAGAGAACCCGCATGCGCCCCCGTCGCTGCGGGAGTGGGACGGCACCCAAGCCAAGCTCACGCAGCTGATTGAGCTCACTCAGGCCCTGTGCGCTATCACAGCCCGCCTGGAGACGGCGCTGCCGCCACCACCCCGCCCAATAACTGCCGCTGATCGCCTGGAGCAGCAGCAGCGGAAAGCTGACATGAATGATCTGCTCACGGGTCTGCTTGGGGATCGGGTAGAAAACCGCTAAACAACCACAAAAAAACGGGGGGTGTTGGTTATGGCTGAATACACTGCAGGGGTTGCGAAAGTTGAGATCAGGCCGAATCTTTCGGGGTTCTCCAAGCGCCTGAAAGCGGAGCTGGAGCGGATCAATGCCCAATTTGGCGTGGAGATTCGCCCGGATTTGAGCGACTTCCGGGAGCAACTGCGCGCTGAAATGGCAAACCTCCCTACCGCTGAGATTGATGTGGATGTGGATGCCGCTGCGGCCAAGGGGAAGATCGCCCAGCTGGGCCGGGACCAGAAGCTCACGATCCAGGCCGAGGCAGATACCACAGACGCCAAGTCGGGTATCGAATACCTCACCCGCCCACAGAAAGTCATCGTCGAGGTTGATGCTGATACTGCCCCCGCTAAAGAGCGCATCGACCAGGCCGCTAAGAAACGCCGCACCACGGTTGAGGTTGATGCGGATACCGCGGCAGCGAAAGCAAAGATCGCTGCTGCCGCCCGCGACCGTAAAGCCAAGATCGACGTGGATACAGGTGGCGCCGCAGCTGGGTTGTCATCCATGGCCACTCAGGCTGCTGGTGCCGCATCATCATTGGGCATGGTGGCAGCTCAAGCAACTGGCATCGGCATCATTGGCGTTGCCGCAGCTGGCTGTATCGGCCCCCTGGCGTCTGTAGCAGCCGCGGCCTCCGGCGTGATCGGTGTACTGGGCGTACTCCCCGGCATAGCCGCATCTGCCGCGGCCGGCCTGGCCACCCTAGGCATCGGCTTGAGCGGTGTTGGTGCGGCGTTTTCCGCCATGGGGAAATCCGCCGGCGGCGCAGCCGACGACGCCGCGGACAAGCTGAAGCAATTGCAGCGCCAGGTGGAGTCTGCTGAACGCGGCCTGGTGCAGGCCAATCGTCGGGTAGAAGACGCCGAACGTCGGGTAGCTGACGCGCAGAAGAACACTCGGAAAGCCCAAGACGCCCTCAACGACGCCCGTAAAGAAGCCGTCAAAGACCTGAAAGAGCTCAAGGGTGAGCTGGAGGACGCAGCCCTAGGGGAAGAAGAAGCCGTCCTGGCGGTTGCCCGCGCCCGTCAATCTCTGATCGACGCCCAGGCCGATAAGGATTCTTCCGGCCTGGATATTGCCGAGGCCGACCTGGCATACCGCAAAGCAGTAAAAAACCTCGATGGGGTGCGGGAGAAAAACAACCAGCTCGCCAAGGATGTGCAGGCAGCGAACGACGCCGGCATCGAGGGCTCGCAGAAGGTTCAGGACGCGAAGGAAAAAGTCGAGGCCGCCACCCGCGGGGAAGCCGATGCGCAGCGCGCCCTGCTAGAGGCAAACGAAAACGTGCTGGTCGCCCAGGAACGCCTCGACGACGCGCTGGAAAACCTAGCGAAGGGGGCATCTTCTGCCGCTGGTGGCGTCGACCCGTTTGCCGAAGCCCTAGCGAACTTGTCCCCGAAAGCACAAGAGTTCGTGCTGGCCATGCAGGCCCTGGGCGACCAGTGGCAGGACCTGAAATTCGCGGTGCAGGACAATTTGTTCGACGGCTTGGCTGAGGACGTCACGAACCTGGCGACCGTGCAGCTCCCCGTGCTGAAGACCGGCCTGGCCGGTATCGCCAGTGAAATCAACACCGGGCTGCGCGCAAACATCGCAGCACTATCCAGTGAGGCTTCCCAAACTGGCCTGGCCACCATGCTGGAAAATACCCGGCAAGCGTTTGCCGGCACAAACCAGGCGGCTGGACCTCTTACCCAGGCCATTGTGGATATCGGCGCCGCCAGCTCCGCATATTTGCCCCAGCTAGGCCAATATCTGGGTGAGGCAGGTGCCCGCCTGGGCGAATTCCTCACCCAGGCAACCCAAACCGGCCAGTTCGACCAGTGGGTGCAAAACGGCATCAACACCCTGAAAGGCATTGGCCAAACCCTAGCTGACGTGGGCGGCATCATCAGCGGCGTGTTCCAGGCTGCTGCCGCCGCCGGCCAATCCTCACTGGGCCCACTCGGCCAAGTGCTATCCATGGTCAACGAGTTCGTCAATAGCGTGCAGGGGCAGCAGGCACTGGGGTCGTTCTTCTCCTCTATGACTGATGGCCTGGCCGCCCTCATGCCCATCCTATCCACAGCCCTCACCTCTATCGGCACCACGATCATGCCGGCCATCAGCGATTTCATCCAGCAGGCCGCGCCGGGTGTTCAGATGTTTGTGCAGGGTTTCGCGGATGGGTTGTCTGCTTTGGCTCCGGCGATGGGGCCGATTGGCCAGCTGCTGAGCGATATCGGTGCCGCGTTAGCGCCGCTTCTCCCCGTGTTGGGTGAGTTATTAACTGCTGCCTTGGTGCCGGTTGCGCAGGGTTTGAGCCAGGTAGTAGGTGCGTTAGCGCCAGTGATCCAAATTGCTGCTACGGCCTTGACCCCACTGATTCAGCAGTTGGCCCCAATTTTCTCGGACTTGGTGGGCATGCTTGCCGATTTGGTGACGCAGTATTTGGGGCAGTTGATGCCGTTCCTTCCGCAGATGGTGGCGGCGTGGCAGCAGATCTTTGATGCGGTGGCTCCGCTGATCCCCGTGTTCACCAAGTTGGCGTTTGATATTATCTCTCCGCTGATCGGGGTCATTGGTGCTCTGATGCCGGCGATTGTGGGTCTGGTGCAGGTATTCGCCACGATTATTACGGCTGTTGCCCCGGTGATCGCTATTATCGGTGAGCTCATCGGCGCCGTCGTGAAGGTCCTGGCGGCAATCATTAACTTTGTGGTGCAGGCGGTGACGAACTGGGATTCCTTCAAAGCCCGGCTAATCGCTGCTACTAGCCAGTTCATCACGAAGATTATTAGCTCCTTCCAGCAGTTTATTTCCCGCGCCGTTAGCCTGATCGTTGATTTCGGCAAGCGGCTGGTGAACCAGTTCGTGGCCATGTGGAATAACGCCTCGGGTGCGGTCGCTAATGGTGTGAAGATCGTAGTGGAAAAGGTCAAGAGTATTCGCCAGCTGGTGCTTGATGTGTTCAAGGGCGCGAAGGATTGGCTGATTAATGCCGGCAAGACCATCATTAGTGGTCTGTGGAATGGTATGAAAGACATGTGGGAGAACGTTACGGAATGGTTTAGCGATAAGCTGAGCGCTATCCGTAGCCCGTTCTCTAGTCGCGCTAGCCGCCACGCCACCGGTTCGGTCCGCCGTTATGCTGCTGGTGGGGAGGATCATTCCCCGCAGATCGCCGCTGGTGGCGAATGGCGTGTATGGGCAGAGCCCGAAACTGGTGGTGAGGCTTACATTCCTCTGGCTAATGACTACCGACGCTCCCGTGCTGTGGCGATTACTGCCGCGGTGGCGGACCACTTTGGCTACAACTTGGTGGATGCTAAGGGTAAGGGCTTCGCCCCGGTAGCGAAAGGCAGCCTAGGCCCCACTGACGTGCGCGCCTTCGCCGAGGGCGGCATCACCATTGAGGACCTGGATACGTTTGCTTCCGACCTGGAGGGCAAGCCTTACGTGTGGGGTGGTGTCCACTGGGGCGACTGTAGTGGTGCCATGTCGGCGATTGCCCGCTACACCGCGGGTGTTGACCCTTGGGGCGGTAGGTTCACGACCGCATCAGAAAAAGAAGGCCTTAACGCGCTTGGGTTCCTTCCTGGCTTGGGGCCTTCTGGGTCGCTGCAGATTGGCTGGTATAACGGGGGCCCGGGTGGCGGCCACACCAGTGGCACCCTCCCGTCTGGCACGAATGTGGAGATGGGTGGTGGCCGCGGTAATGGCCAATTCGGCGGCAGTGCGGCACCTGCTAACCATCCCCAGTACACGGATCATGCGCATGTGCCGGCGGAGTTTTTCGCCCCGATCAAGGTGCCCCGCATGGGCGGCCTGGGTGATATTGATTTCGGCCACACCAACACTGCTGATGCTTCTGCCAGTGCTGTGGAAACCACCGACCCGTCGGGCGATAAGCTCAAGGCGTTCCGGGCGTCGGGTAAGTCTGACCCGGATTCGTATGTGACCGGGGCAAAATCAGATGGCCCATCCAGTATTTCGGAGATTGTTGCTGATTTCGCTAAGACCGCTGCGGCCGGCCACACTAAGGACCTGCTGGGCCTGGTTGGCATATCTGATGATATCCCGATGGTGAAGGCCTATAGCCAGTGGCTAAAAGCCCGCCAGAGCGTATCGAAGCGTTCAGGCACTGCCGCGAAGCAGAAAGAAATCACCAGCCTGTCCCAGGCGGCAGCGAGCGTGATTGACGCCGACCCGCAGGTGGATACGGTAGAGGTCACTGGCCTGGACTTGGTGGGCGGCCTCTCGCCGATCAAGGCACCAAAAGCCGATGATGGTGACATCGACCATGTGTATGTGCCAGGCGGTGGCGCTGAGCAGTGGCGTGGCATGGCCATGGCGGCGATGCGCAGGGTTGGCTTCAACGCCGACGACCCGGCCCAGGTCAACGCCATGATAAAGCAGATCCAGTCGGAATCCGGCGGCGACCCGAACATTGCCCAGCAGATCGTGGATGTGAATGGGTCCGGGGAATCGGCGGGGGTTGGTTTGCTGCAGATCATTCCGGCAACCTATGCCGCCCACCGGGACCCCGAGCTACCGGATGACCGCCGGAATCCGTTCTCGAATATGGTGGCGGCCTTGCGTTACTACCGCAGCCGGTACGGTTTCGATTTGACCACGATGTGGGGGCAAGGCCACGGCTATGCAGGTGGTGGCCTGGTGGAAGGCCCTGGTGGCCCCACTGATGATCTCATCCCCGCATGGATTTCTAACGGTGAGTTCGTTGTGCGTGAGGCGGCGACTAGGCATGCCAGGCCGCTGCTGGAAATGCTCAACGCTGATCCGCAGCATGCTAGGGCTATCACCCAAGCCGTCACGGGCACCTCACCGACCCCACCTGAGGAACCATCTGCGCCGGTGGAAGTGCACTATCACATTGAAACAAACAACGTGGAGGAAGGCCTTCGCCGGTCAGAGATGCACGCCCGGCAACAGGTCATGGCCATGAACGGCGCATAGCCGGTACACCGTTGGAAGGAGTTGGTTGGTTGTGTTGGATATTGGAACCCCCGCCCGCATCGACATCACGGATGTCCACGGTCGCACGTGGACTGTTTCCGGTGCGGGTGTGGGCGCGGAAGGCGTCGAGCTGGCCGAGGACCCCCAGGGCCTGTTTGATGAGGCGCCGATCTCTGGGATATGGCAGCAGTCGGCGTTCCAGGAGGGGTCCACCTACCTGGGCCACACTATCGAACCCATCGACCTCGTACTGGGGTTTGATATCTACGGTGATACCGGCGATTGGGAAACCATCGAATCACGATTTTATTCGGGCTTCGCCCCGGATACTCCCGCCACCATCATGGTCACCACCAACAGTGAGTGCCGCACCCTAGACGTCGTCAAGCTCAAGGAGAGCAAAACACAGTCGAAAAAAGACCCTAGGCTTCTCCACCACTCAAAACTCATCCTGAACCTGCGCGCCCCGTTCCCATTCTGGAAAGGGGACACGCACGTGGCCGCGTTCAAGGCCACCCCGGGCAGCGCCAGCGGCACACTGGCGGTGCATAACCCCACCGATCGGCCTCTATGGTTGCAGTGGGCGATGACCGCACCAGGCCAGTGGACTATCCCCGATTATGATTTCGCGGACCCCACTGGCCGCGATGGGCGCCGCACTATCACCACCCCACAACTCGGCCCCGGGGAAGACCTCACGATCGACACTTACCCGCGGCATGAACGCTACGTAGCCGCCAACGGCTCCAACATCGCAGGCCGGTTTGCCGGTGTGGATTTCCTCTACCCACTCCCACCCCACACACCACCCACCGTGGTGCCGGTCAGTGCCGCCCTCACCGGCGGCGTGGAGTCATCTATCCAATGCCGCATGGTCGAATACTGGACCAGGCCCTGGGGCGGAAGGAGGCTCTAATGACCATCACTCCGCACCTCATGCCAGGCACCCAAAACCTCGACCAAACCACCCTAGACCGGCTAGAAGCCGTGTGGCGGAAAGGCCAAGACCTCAGACAAGGCCGCATCCTAGCCCGCCGCACCCCACCCCTCATTCGGCTGTGGGATGGTGACTGGAACCTCAAAGGCCGACTGGTAGACGCCATCCACGCCAAATTCCAGTGGAAACTCAACGACACCGGGGCCGGTACCATCACCATCCCGATAGACCACTGGCTCGCCACCTGGGCCCTTGACCACCATAGTCGCCCCACAAAAAACATCCATGTCACCATGGACAAAGACGGGGCCAGGTGGTCCGGCCGCCTGAAATCCAGCCGCCTAGTAAAAGAACGCACAGGCCAAAGATACCTGGAGCTGAATTTCCTCCACGACTACGAAGAGCTGAAACACGTTTATGTGTGGCCGAACCCGCTCACCCCGGCAGCGGTCCAGTTTCCCCGCACGTTTATGTTGCTTGGCCCCACCCGGTGGGCACTCAAAACCGCCCTCATGCTCAACATCTGGCGCTTGGAGGGTTCCGTGTGGGCGCTCCCCGACGATCCACTCGACCTTACCGAGTGGACCGACACATTCAACCCCCGCACCTGGGCAATCCAAGTCGCGCCGGGGCGGATCGGTGGGGATACCACCCCGTGGACCATTATCTCGTCGCGGATGAAAACGTGGCATGATATGGCGGCTAGCCCGTTGCGGCAGGCCCAGCTGATGGTGGAC